ACATACGGCACAGGCATTCACGCAGTAGTAGAGATAGGGCAGATAGTTTTAACACCTCCTGTCATAGAAGATATGCAGGTTATAACTGAGGCAACTTATTTAGATGGTCATCATTATGATGTGATGAGTGAGCAGTCTATTAGTTTTGGTAAAGCAGAAATTGAAGTTAATAATCCTAAGCACGAATTTGCAGGGCATAGTAAAGTAACAGAACCTTTAATTTTACCAAATGAAATCTAACTTATTAGCAATTTTATATTTTTTGTTTGGCTTCATAACTTCATTGTTTATGATGTTTCAAGGACAAGAAAACTATATTGTTTTTGGCGGTATAACATTATTTTTTTATTTAACGTTTAATATAACGGAAGCACTTGAAGAATTGAACTTATGAAAACACAACTATCTTTATTATTAATATCTATACAATCAAAACTTTTGACACTTATATCTATTTGCTTTGCATTTTTTTTACCTATATCAGGAATCTTAATAATGATAGGAGTATTAATAGCTATTGATACTTTTACAGGTATATGGAAAGCTAATAAGTTAAAAGAAAAGATAACTAGCAGAAAGCTATCATCTATTATAAGCAAGTTAGCACTCTATGAAATTACAGTTATTATGTTTTTCCTTATAGATCAATTTATACTCAATGATATTATACTAACATTCTTTAGCGTACCACTTATGCTCACTAAAGTAGTAGCATTAGTATTAGCTAGTATTGAAGTAATGTCAATCAATGAGAACTATAAAATAGTAAAAGGGATAGACCTTTGGCAGTCAATGAAGTTGTTGTTTGCAAGAGCAAAGGACATCAAAGATGACCTAAATAAATTGAAATGACAACACAACAGGCAACAAAAAAATACGGTACTGCTAATATAACAGGTGCAGGTTACTTAGTAAAGATTAAACTACCATATCCTATGCGTATAGCTTGGGACTTAGAGAGCTCAGTAAATTCTATGATGTGTCATAAACTAGTAGCTGATAATTTTACAGCTGTATTCAATGAGCTTCTAGCTACCTATGGATATGATAAGATTAAGGAGTTAGGTATAGATTTATTCGGTGGATGTTTTAACTATAGAAAGATGAGAGGAGGAAATGCTTTGTCTATGCATTCATGGGGTATTGCCATTGACATTTCTCCATTAGCTAATGGATTAAAAACTCCTTTTAATAAAGCTTTGTTTTCAAAACCTGAGTATGCTAAGATGCATGAAATATTTGAAAAGCACGGCTTTATAAATTTAGGTAAAACTAAAGGATATGATGCAATGCATTGGGAAATATCAAAATAATCTCGTATCTTTGAGTATGATTGGAATATATAAAATAACATCACCATCTAACAAAATTTATGTCGGGTCTTCCATTAATATTGAGAAGAGAAAAAAGCACTATATAAATTTAGATTGTAAAGCGCAGAGAAAGCTTTATAATTCATTTGTTAAGTATGGTTATGATAACCATTTATTTGAAATACTTGAAGAATGTAGTGAAGTTGATTTATTTAAACGTGAAAACTACCACGGTATATTATTGAACGTAATGGATAAGGATATAGGGTTAAACTTGTCGCTTCCTGCATTAGGAGAGAAGAAAGCAATTATTTCCCAAGAAACTTTAGATAAGATGTCAAAATCGCAATCAGGAAACAAAAATGGCTTTTTTGGAAGAAAACATACAACAATGTCCCTAGAAAAAATGTCTAAAGCACATAAAAATAAAAGTCTTGAAACTTTGAATAAAATGAGAAATTCTCAATTAGGTAAAAAAGCATCCGAAGAAACAAGGCTCAATATGTCTTTAGCACAAAAAGGAAAAAAACATACTGATGCAACAAAATTACGGATGCGTGAAAATAATAAAAATATTAAAATTATTTTATGCTTACAAACAGGAATATTTTATCTTGGAACTGCGGAAGCTTCAGAATCAATAGATATGAACAGATACACGTTAAAAAATAAATTAAACGGAAGTAAACCAAATAATACAACATTCACTTATTGTTAATGCATTTTGAAATAAAAGAGTAATGGCAAAAATAAAATTAGAGACAACAAAAAAGGTTAAGCCTAAAGTTAAGCGTACAAACGTACACGCAAAAAGCAAGACTTCTAAATTGAAGTCAAGTAAAAATTACAAGAAACTTTATTCAAGACAAGGAAAATGAGAAATTTTTTAGCAGGAACGAAAACAGGAAAGTCAAAGACAGCGAAGTATTACCAAGAGCATCCTGAAGCGAGAAAAAAGAAAGTAAAGTATGATATGAAGTATCATGATACTGAAGAGCGTAGAAAATACCGAAGAGATTTAGAGCGTACTAATAGAAAAAATGGTACAAGTGGAAACCACGATGGTATCGATAATGCGCATGTATCTAAAAACAAAACAGCCCCTCAATCTCAAGCTAAAAACAGAAGTGATAAATCAAATAACTTCTTTAAAAAATAAAACATGTTTAGAGTATTACTATTATTATTTGTGCTATATGGTTGCTCTGCGCAATATCATTTAAACAAAGCTATTAAGAAAGGCTATACCTGTGAAGAGACAGGAGATACCATAAAAATAACAACATTAGATAGCATACCTGTGATTATTAATGATACTATAGTATGGGAGAAATTCATCACTACTAAGGATACTATTATTAAATACAATACTGTTTATGTTCCTAAAACTAGACAAGATAAAAGAATAGAGTATAAAATAAAAGTAAAAACTATATATAAAGATAGGATAGTTGAGAAGGCTCAAGCTAAGGCAGAAGGCAAAAAAAATCAACCAAAAAAGAATTTCTTTTGGCTTGGAGTTTTAGTAGGAGTGTTACTTTCAATTATTATTTCCTCTCTTTGGAAAATATTTGTTAAAAAAGCATTACATTTGTAACTAACTTAAATTAAATAAAATGGAAAACAATGATATTAAAGATATTATTTTTGTAACAGAAGAAGAATTAAAAAACATCAGAGAAATGAATGGTGATTTTTCTAAAGCAAAAATGAATCTCGGTGATTTAGAATTGCAGAAGCAAAGCTTGATAAAATACATAGATAGTATCAAAGATGTTTTTACAAAACATGAAAAAATACTAATGGAAAAATATGGCGATGATGCTGTAATAAATATTGAGACAGGAGAAGTAACAAAAAAACAATAAAACAAAATGGGAAAAATAAGTACATATTCAGTTTTATCAACACCAATAGCAACAGACAAGTTAATTGGTACTGATGTAACTACAAATAATGAAACAAAAAACTTTACTATTGATAGTTTATTTACTGTTGTTGTAACTTTACCTGTTTTTGCTAATAATGTTGCTGCACTTGCAGGAGGTCTTGTAATAGGACGACTTTACCAAACTGTTACAGGAGAGGTAAGAATTGTAGTATAATTTAATTAAAAAAAATGGAAATAAGAAAAATTTCTGTTGGGCCTGACTATAAAGGAGGTGCAATGCATTATATCGTAGGACAAAAAGTTTTAAATGAAACGTATGAAATTCATTTAATTAAACTTGAAGACTTTACTCAATCTATAAAAATATTCATCATAAATGAATCAAATGAGATTCTTTTGTGGAAAGAATTTACACAGACTATTCCAATCTCTATTGAATACAATATATTTTATTAATGAAATCCCCATTTTATTTTATTGTTGAATCTTCAATAAATAAGAGGTACAACAATACAAAAACCATTAGTGGATTAGAAGTTATTACAAGCACATCTGAAGAAGACCATATATCTTCAAATAGATTTGCTAAAGTAATAGAAGTTCCATTAGGTTATAAAGGCCCGATATCTTCAGGAGATATATTACTTGTTCATCATAATGTATTTAAGTTTTATTATGACATGAGGGGAAATCAAAAAAGTGGTAAGAGTTTTTTTAAAGACGATAAGTTCTTCATTGAACCCGACCAATTCTATATGTATAAAAAAGATGGTGTATGGCATTCTTACGACAAGTATTGTTTTGTTAAACCAATAGATGCTATTGATTCTTATATAAAGAAACCATTTAGTGATGAGCCTTTAATGGGTGAGATGTTATATCCAAATGATTATTTAATTAGCAAAGGAATAAATAAGGGGGATATAGTATGCTTTTCACCCGATTGTGAATATGAGTTTACTGTTGATGATGTAAAAATGTACAGAATAATAGACAATCAAATAACAATGAAATTAAATTAATGGATACAAAAGAAATCAAACTAAAAATTATTGCGGCAGGTCATAAGGCAGTTGAGCAATTAATAAAAGTCGCAGAAGAAAATATTATTAAAAAAGATACTGATGACGAGTTGGCTGCAGATAGATTAAAGAATGCTGCTATGACAAAAAAGTTAGCAATATTTGATGCCTTTGAGATACTAAATAGAATAGAACAAGAAAGAGAAAGTCTTGAGTCTTTAGAAAAGGGAGTAAGTAAAACAGATACTAAACAAGGGTTTGCAGAAAGACGGTCAAAATAACATATACAGTATACAAAAAGATTTTGTATCACCATCTATACTGTCCAATAAAAATAGGGCAAGGTCTTGGGTATATGGTTATGATGATAAGTACGACATAGTTGTTATATCTAAAAACGGACAGGTAGGTCAAATAGTAAATATATCAGGATTAAATATAGGACTTCCTCCTGTTCCTGAGAAAGTATATAGAAGAAGCGATAAAAAATCTGAGCAGTATTGGCAGAGAGAAGACTTACCAAGAGAACTAGCAAAGATACAATCAATTTTCCATTGGAATGAAATGCCATCACAATTTAAAGATAGATTGGTAGATTACATTGAGAATGAATTTGATTATAGAGAGCGTGGTTTTTGGTTTATGAATAATGGAGAGCCAACATATATTACAGGTTCTCATTATATGTATTTACAATGGGCAAGTATTGACGTTGGATACCCTGACTTTAGAGAAGCGAATAGGATATATTGGATTTATTGGGAGGCATGTCGTGCCGACAATAG